CAATACATGTACGATATGCAAATGTTAATGGTTGAGCATATTATCAAACTAGATCCAAATGCTATTCTAATACCTTGCTTTTACGGTTCAATAACACCGGAAATGTATACTCAGCTTGGATTGTCGAGAAATAAAAATTTGTATGAAGTATTAAGAATGCAATATCAATCTCTTGGTAGCAGTAAAAACATAAATATCGTTAGTGATTACATAGAAAAACCAGAATTCATAAGTTGCCACTTCACACCTGAATTCAATAACCAGGTAACTGATGTAGTTTTTGAAAGAATTACTACAGGTAAATGGAATTGGAATTTTACAGAAAATATTAAACACGAACATACACTGGAACATTATTATGAGCAAAGAACAATATAACTTAAACACAAAAACAGATTACTTAAATCGCAAGATGTTTCTTGACCCAGCCGGGCCCGTAACCATTCAACGCTTTGAAGAAGTAAAATACAAAAAGATTGCAGACTTTGAAACTACTGCACGTGGATTCTTTTGGGTGCCAGAAGAAATTTCATTAACTAAGGATGCTAATGATTTCAAGGATTCTAGTGATACAGTCAAACATATTTTTACTAGCAACTTATTAAGACAAACGGCATTGGATAGTTTACAAGGTCGAGCTCCTAGTCAAGTTTTTATGCCAGTAATATCATTACCTGAGCTAGAAGCATTGATTTACAACTGGACGTTCTTTGAAACAAACATTCATAGTCGCAGTTACAGTCATATTATTCGCAACATCTACAACGTACCCAAAGATGTATTCAATACTATTCACGATACAAAAGAAATTATTGATATGGCAAGTAGTGTAGGTAATTATTATGATGCACTGCACAAAGTCAATTGTCGTAAAGAGTTAGGTGAAAATGTTAATGAGAAAGAACACATCAAGGCAATTTACATGGCACTACATGCCAGTTACGCATTGGAAGCATTTAGATTTATGGTATCATTCGCTACAAGTTTAGCAATGGTTGAGAACAAAATCTTTATTGGTAATGGCAATATTATCAGTTTAATTCTCCAAGATGAACTTCTACATAAAGGCTGGACTGCTTACCTTATCAATCAAGTGGTTAAAGAAGATAGTCGTTTTGCACAAGTTAAAGAAGAATGTGAAAATGAAGTCTATCAGCTTTACATGGATGTAATACGTGAAGAAAAAGATTGGGCAGACTATTTGTTTAAATTTGGTCCTGTTATTGGACTGAATGCAACCGTGTTAAAAGATTTCGTTGATTACACTGCAGTGGGTGCATTAAAAGAAATTGGCATTAAATACAACAATACTGCGCCAAGAAGCACACCTATTCCGTGGTTCAACAAACATTCAGATACAAGCAAGAAACAATCTGCTCTTCAGGAAACTGAATCAACAAATTACGTTATTGGTGTTATGAGCGAAGCACTAGAATACGAAGAATTACCAAACATTTAAAGGAAAATAATAATGAAAGCAATCATATGGAGTAAATATCACTGTCCCTATTGTGACCAAGCAAAGGCACTATTAAAAAGTAAAGGTATACAATTTGAAGAACGTAAGATTGGAGATGGATACACCAAAGAAGAATTGCTAGAAGCAATCCCGTCAGCAAGAACAGTACCACAAATCATCTTAGATGGTGAATTAGTGGGTGGGTTTACAGAACTTAAACAAAAACTAGCCGAAGCGGCTTAAGGAAAACAATGCAAGTAGCAATCAAATCAAATACAGTGTATTCATTTAAATTAAACAGCGGAGAAGAACTTATCGCTAAAGTAATACAAGCAGGCGGTGAGTTTATTCAAATCGAAGAACCAGTATCTATCGCACCTAGTCCGCAGGGTATGGGATTAGTTCCAAGTATTTTTACCGCAGATCCGAAGGGTGAATTTAGACTAAATACTAGTAGCGTTTCAATCTATGCTGAAACAGAAGATGCAGTACGAATGAAATATTTGGAAGCAACAACTGGTATCAAAGTACCAGATAAGAAATTAATACTAGGATAAAATGGCTAAACTAAGTCGTGTAGGTGATACTAATCAAGAAGGCGGTGCAATCATTCGTGGTGCAGGTACTGTCTTTGCCAATGGAATACAAGTTGGTCTACACGTTAGTTCAATAACTCCACATGCCCCCTGGGCTAGAAAACCTCATCCTCCGCATAAGGCAGCAACTACTACTGATGGTAGCCCAACTGTATTTTGTGAAGGTAGTCCAGTTCTTAGAGTAGGATCAGGTAACACTTGCGGTCATAGTATTGTGCAAGGTAGTCCTGATGTATTTTGTCCATGAGTGATACAGGTAAACAAAGTCCCTTAGGTGTAAACGTATTAAGCTCTGTATTACAAAATACAGGTCTTAATATTAACCCTATTATGACTGATTTTGTAGGTAATAGTACGAGTAATACCTCTTACACTCTAGGTAGTATTGTTAGTATTACTTCATTGCGTCTTTTAACATATGCAATCAATGATGGTTACACTAGAGGTCAAGTAAATAGTACCACCTACAATAATTTAATATCGATTGGTTCTACAACTATTCCGGCATTAGGTAATAGTCCCCCGAGTACGTTTGATTGGACAGGAGCACCCGGTTGGGCAAGCAATTACACATACACTAATGCTGTAACACAATGGGGTTATGTAAGATTGTTTGCATTACAAGGTTACAACGAGTTTAACTACAATAGCGGTCTATCTGCTGATAGCGGAGCATACAAGGATTTCTTGTCAGGCTTTATGACTACATACAGTTTTATTCAATATTCTAATAACGCTATTCTTGCAGTTAACAATTCGCAAACGTTCCTAAACGGTACTTACAGTAACATGGACGATTTAATATCGGCTGATATTACAGGAGTAAGTGTTGCAACTACATTGTTTGGTCAAGATTTAATCACTAGTGGTAAAGCAATTAATTTAAGATCAATTGCTACATTTGGTTTACCTAGCAATCTATTAACTACATTACAGCAGAACAATGCACTAACTAAATCAGTTAGTCTTGCTATTATTGCTAGTGGTATTACTGTAGCAGAATTAGGTCAAATTCTAGGCAATATTGAAATAACAAACAAAGAGCAAGAACGTAAATTGTATGGAGCGTTTGGTATTATTGTAGGTCAAGACTTAAAAGATATTCTAGTATCATTGAATTGTAAGACACAAGGTCTAGAGTCATTAGCTGACTTATTGAATCCATTAAAGTTATTCCCGAACAGTTACAAAACATTAACAGTTCCTGTTTACAATACACAGGGCGGCCCTGCAAATAGTAAAGTCTATTATCCTATCTACACTAATGAAGGGTTGAATAGTAATTTAACTTCGCCTATTGTATCATCACAAATAGGAGCAGTGTAATGGCAGGTATCTTCCAAAATTTACGTTTAGTTTCAGAACGTAGTACACAAGATGATGCAGGCAGTGCTTATGCAACTGTTAGTCCTACACCAGCTACAGTTAACATTACAAGTACTGCCACTACTCCTACAATAAACATTCAACCATCTGTGCAAGGCTTTGGTGGTTACTTGGATGGAATATTGCCACCTGATATTGCTACTGCAGCCGGTGCCTTTAGTGCAAGTATGCAACAGATTAAAAACATTTCAAGTATCCCTATTGAAAAATTTGCACAAGTTGTAACTAGCATTGAAACAACTAAGGGTTTGAATGTTAATGGAACAAGCGTACCCACTGATACTGCATTGGCATCAACTGGATTAGCATTAATTGCGTTAGGTAACGGACCATTTGGAACATACACCATGAGTAATTTCTTAGGATGTATGAGTGGATTACCTTATTTGGGATTAAATATTCGTCAGTACATACAAGAGTTAGAAACATCTACATTGTATGATATTTACAAGAACCTGTATCTAGCAGTAACATGGGAACGTGCTACAGCCACGATTCAATACACATATGATGGTATCAGTACATACACTACAACCGGTGTTACATTAACTGACCCTGGCGGTGGCTATGGACGTGCGGGAGCAGTTGCACCGATAGTAACAGTTAACGGGGCAACAGTAACAGCTACTATTGGAACAGATGATACTAATATTGCTACCTTTGGGAGAGTGACCGCATTAAACTTTACTCCCGGCACATCGGGTAGTGTACCTACGATATCTATTGCGTATCCACCTGGTGGTTCAAGTTTTGATAATACTATTGTTCAAGGTTATATTGATGCTGCCAACGCAGAAATTCTAGCAATTAAAAATGCACAGCCTGCAAAATCACAACAGTTAATTACAAATTGGGAAACATCTGGTACGTTACTGTCAATTGAGCAACGTGCTATTTCAATTGGCATGTCTATTCGTGTACCAAATAGTTCACCGGATGATGAACGTGAACCAACTCTAGCAACATATCCAACTACCCAATATTCATTTGTTGATAGTATTCCGCAATATGCATTGAATACTGAACCACATATGTACTCGCAGACATTAGAAGCTATTTCAGATTATGGAACAGTTGGCGGTAGAAGCTTAGTTGCTATGTTACGGGAAGCACGTAACCAAAATAGATTGACAAAAGCAGGCATTCCGTTAGATAATAACATTAACGACACACTAACCAAACCTCAGCAAGCACAACTAATTGGTAATGGAGTATTAGGTAACTCAGTCCCGGCTACATTATCAACTACGTTAGGCACTACTGACCCGTATGGTTATTACGATCCTACTAACAATGACTATTACATTACTAACTCTGCTTATGATGGTAATGGTAATGCATTAGACATAGGTAAAGCAAATGAACCAGGTAGCTTTGCTGGTTCAAAATATCAGAACTTAATAGGTCCTGAGTTATCACCAATATACACTTCAAGTGTACTATTGCCATCAACGTACCCAATATCAGAAGCAATAGACGAAGTTATTCGTTGTAATTGCGATTGTTGGGACAACGTTTAAATTCCATATTGCTTAGAAATAAGCAGAGAGGAGACAATATGTTTTTATGGAAATCAAGCCAACCTTTTAAATTATTAGTTACATTGATGTTTCTAATAATTGTAATTACAATTGGTCCTTCAAAAGTTGTTGAACAAGAGATTGATGAAATACAACCTAAAATAGCTAAACTAGTAGATCAAAAGCAATTAGCTTGTCTAGCAAAGAATATTTTTTATGAAGCAGGTAACGAACCATTAATGGGTCAAGCTGCCGTTGCACGTGTGGTAATGAACAGAATATCACATGGTTTTGGTAAGAATCCATGCGCAGTAATCTATCAAGCACATACAATAGATAAACTAGTAGATGACGAAATACAAAAAGTTAAACTATGTCAGTTCAGCTGGGTGTGTGAAAATAAAGTAGAACCCAATAAGAATAGTGCAAGGTACAAACAAGCCGAAAAAGTTGCATATGATGTATTAGCATATGATGAATATCAGGATGTAGTACCTAAAACGACATTGTTCTTCCATAACTTACACGTGGATCCATTATGGCCTTACAAGCAAGTTGCTAAAATAGGTAATCATATTTTCTACAGTAAACAAAAGAAACAAGCTAAAACTAATGCCCAAAAGATTTGATTTTACATTAGATTTAATGCATAATGATTAAACAATATTAAGGAAAAAATGAGTTATTTATTTACAAGTGAAAGCGTATCAGAGGGGCATCCAGATAAAATAGCTGATGCAATTAGTGACGCAGTACTAGACTTAGTAATGGCACATGAGAATCCATCATTACGTTGTGCATGTGAAACACTAGTAACAACTAATCGTGTGATTGTTGCAGGTGAGTACAAAGGTGTACTACATGAACAAGATATTGATAGTGCAGTACGTAAAGTAATTAAAAATGTTGGTTATGAACAATCGGGATTTGATTGGAGCACAGTGGAGATTACTAATCTATTGCATGGTCAAAGTGCTGATATTGCATTAGGCACTGACAACTTTGGTGCAGGAGATCAAGGCTTAATGTTCGGTTATGCATGTAACGAAACAGACAATCATATGCCAAGTGCAATCTATTGGGCACATCGTATTGTAGAAGAACTAGCAAGATTGCGTAAGAATGGTACTATGCTTAGTTTAGGTCCCGATGCTAAGAGTCAAGTAACATTTGAATACGATGACAATGGTATTCCTAAACGCATTGCTAAAGTAGTTTGCAGTACACAACACGAAGAAGCAATCGAAATCAATTCGTTGCGCAGGGCAGTAACCGAAGTTATTCGTGCTATTTTGCCAATTAAGTATGTAGATGACAATACTGAATTTTTTATTAATCCAACTGGCAGATTTGTTATTGGTGGCCCTGATGGTGACACTGGGCTTACTGGCCGTAAGATTATTGTTGATACTTACGGTGGCTACAGTCCTCATGGTGGCGGAGCCTTCAGTGGCAAAGATCCTACTAAAGTGGATAGGTCTGCTGCCTACTTAACACGATGGATAGCCAAGAACATTGTAGCAAGTGGTAAAGCTGATTGGGCTACAGTACAGATTAGCTATGCTATTGGTTTGTCACAACCTATGAGTTTCTATGTCGAGACCGACCATAAACCACAAAGCCGTGAACTAACTAAATGGATTCAAGACAATGTTGATTTGACACCTAAAGGTATCATTGATAGATTTCAAATGTTTAGACCTATTTACAGCAGAACAACCAACTATGGTCACTTTGGTAAGAAGGATCTGCCTTGGGAAAAGATTGATTTATTCTAATGGATGATGAAAAGAATTCAGCGAACGGTAGAAGTAGCTATGATTCTACAAGCTCCGGCTCATTGATTCATTTCTTCAATCGCAACGTAACTCCTTATGCTACTGAATCTAGTGGACCTAAGTTCGACTTAGTACCGGTTGAGAAGCATAAAGATATTATGCTTAACGTTGCAAGGTTGCATGCCAAACAAGAATATGATAGAATCATGGAACTGGTAACTGTATTACAGAAGCAAGCAGAACAGATTAAGCATAGACTTGATTTGACTGATATGGTTCATGCCGCTAAATATGATTTTCAATTATCAAATGGTAACACATATTGGTTACTGTTTGATACACGTAAACAGTTTACTAGATTAAGTATTCATGGTCCCAATGATTGGTCTGCTGGTAAACCAGTTGATTATGAATACATATGCAAAGTTAAATGGTTAGGTGATCACACTTGGATAGAGGTAGAAGATGGTAAGTAGTAGCCCAAATAGAAATACATTCCAATTGGAAAATTATGTCAAGCGACAAGAAGAGGCGGGCAAGTTGCCTTCCACTGAATATTTAGAAATGTTCAAAACTTGGCGAGAACAGGATCAAGCTAATATAGTAGATCCAGAATGGCAAAAAGATAACATGGAGTATGACCTTCGTAGTACTCAATGGATTATTGATAAAGTAAAAGGAGATGAGGTATATGCACAGCAGTTATATGCCTCAATGTGTAACAATGAGTTTACTAAGAATGATGTTATCCCTATATTAACTGAAAAACGCTGGAGTGCCAGCTGGAGACATGCCGGGGGCATCATTGCTGATATGCGTGAAGAAGGTGATTACATTGATTGGTACTGCAGTGGCATTAAAAATAGTACAATACTAGATGATGATGAATTTCGTGCTCTTACTAAAGAACAACAAGAATCATACATACAGGATAAAAAGTTTGTTCCAGAAAGCTGTGTAACAGATGAGATAAGAGAAGATTTGTTAAAATTAGGCTGGATAGTAGTAGATAATGAGCCTGAAGCATACTAAATACAACATAGGAGACTAATACATGGCTTACAGCGCACAAGTTATTGACCATTATGAAAACCCACGCAATGTCGGGAGTTTTGCCAAAGAAGACACAGATGTAGGTACAGGTATGGTAGGTGCTCCCGCATGCGGAGACGTAATGAAACTACAAATCAAAGTAGATCCAACAACAGGAATAATCACAGATGCCAAATTTAAAACATATGGGTGCGGGTCGGCAATTGCTTCTTCAAGTCTTGTCACAGACTGGGTCAAGGGTAAAACATTGGATGAAGCTTCATCCATTAAAAACTCCGTCATCGCCGAAGAACTCAGCCTCCCCCCAGTCAAAATCCACTGCAGTATCCTCGCCGAAGACGCCATCAAAGCCGCAGTAAATGACTACAAACAAAGACATACTTCCCACTGAAGATATAATTCCCGTAACATTTATCGGTGGCACCGGCGGTAACTTTTTGTGTCATTTTATTGTAAGTGCTAAAAGAAATATAAAAAACATCATTGAACTTAGTGAGCATGGAAATGCACACAAAAATTGTTTAAAGGATGTGTCTGGTTTAAATTTTGGCGTATCTTATCCCGATGATAAGAAAATTAACTCAATACTAATTGGCACTCCACATTGTATAGAAAAAAAGCCATATTATACTTCAGCGCATATTGCTGATATAAATTTAATTAATAACAACTTTAAAAGGTCTATTAGAATCATATATGAGTTAAATGATATTGAAGAAATATCTACTGTATTTTATGGTAAATTTTTAATAGATGAAAACAAAACTAGTATTAAATCGAATTTTACACATACTAAATCAAATTTGTTTCGATGGCAATCAAAATTTACTAAACTAGAAAACATGCCCAACGTTCTATTCATCTCCTGGAAAGAATTGTTTAAAGGAAATATTGAAGAATTAATAACCAAGCTAAGTATATTTACAAAGATTGACATACTAAATTTCTCACGGGAATCACTGACCCATTGGAGAAATAAAACCCAATATTGTATTGACAAATTTACAGATATCTGATAAAATATTAATATGAGCAACGAAACCGCAAAATTCTTAAACAGTCGCCGGCGTCATAAAAACGATGTAGCAGTCGCAAGACAAGTCCGTATCGCTAAACAACATGGTTTAGGATTTTATGACAAAGCTATCAAAGAACCCCATCGCTTAGTAAAACATCATGCTATGGATTGTGGTATCCCTAAATGTCCATTATGTAGCAATCCACGTAGGTCACATAAAGACAAACTAACAGCACAAGAGAAACGTTTGTTTCAGGATATTGAAAAAATGGCAGACAAACACAGTAACGGATTACCACCTAGTGACGAATAAGGTGCCCGTTTCGTTGAACAAATAACATAGAGTATGCTATACTCATACAGACTACACACAAGGAGAAAATATGAAAACAGTCGGTGATAAATTAGAAAAATTTGTTGTAACAGGTGTTAAGCCAGGACAACCGGAAGATGCATTCTTCCCAATTACAGAAGAAAGTTTTGCAGGTAAATGGAAGATTATCGTTTACTATCCAAAAGACTTTAC